AACCTACAAATCCAGGTAGCAATTTATGGATTTATGGCCACTATTGTGAAGATGCCTAAGGGCCTCGTCCGATACAACCTCACCTGAGAATAACCCACTAATAGTTTGGTAGGCCTCTTAGCCCTTTGAGGCTTACCAAACCTAAGTAAGTAAGGAGTACAAAAATGCCAGCTACATACGTAACCGCTGCTACCTTAAAAGCTAGTTTAGGCGTTGGCACTTTGTACGATTCTTATACTTGGATAGAGGATACGTGCCAAGCCGCACAAGATTTAATAAACGGCTTTTTGTGGTTTGATAATGCGCCCGTAGTAGGTACTGCGTTAGTAAATAATGTTGCTACGGTAATGGTGGCTAACCCAGGCATCTTTACTACAGGCCAATCCGTTACAGTTGCCGGGGCAGGTTCAACTTTTAACGGCACTTATACAATTACAGGCACTATCCCCTTTTCTACTGGCACCGCTAATATTTTGCCAGCGTTTAATATGCAGCTTAATTATTGGCAATTCCCACAGGGCTACAGCTTTATCCAATATGCAAAAACTGCAGCTGACCAAAACTTTAGGCGCGTATTGCCTTATGGCACTATGACAGGTGACGATACAAAAACGGCTACCTATGCCAATACGCCAGCTATAAACGCCGCGGCTTTGATGCTAGCTGAGAATATATGGACATCTCGCTTTAGCACTCAAAACGGCGGTACTAGTGTGGACGGCTATAGCCCTAGCCCGTTTAAAATGTCAAATACACTTATGGCATCTATACGCGGTTTGCTAGCGCCATACCTTAGCCCTAATTCAATGGTGGGCTAAATGACAGCAGCTATAACTACCTTACGTAGCACTATTGCCGCTGCCCTGGCTAACCCTGGCGTGTGGACAGTATTTAACTACCCGCCAGCTACTATGCAAAGTAGCGCCATAGTGGTAGCCCCGGCTGACCCATACATCACGCCTAGCAATAATTCACAGGCCACTATTTCGCCTATGGCTAATTTTAAAATTATTATGACCGTACCAATGTTTGATAATGCCTCTAACCTTATTGGCATAGAGGATACGATAGTAGCCGTATTTAATAAATTGGCATCTAGCGCTATCGTCTTTAACGTTACCGGCGTAAGCGCCCCTAGCGTTTTGAGCGTTGCCGCAGGTGACTATCTAACGGCAGATTTACAAATAAGCATACTAACGAGCTGGAGCTAACTAATGGCACTTACAGATGAAGAAAAAGCATTTTTAATCAAAATTGGCCAAGACCTGCCAAAAGAGATTAAAGAAACCCAACCAAAAGACACAACAACACAGAAAGTAGAGGAATAGCCCAAATGGCAATTTTCTTATCAAACGGCGTAGTGGCTACTCTTAACTCAGTAGTCCTATCTGACCACGTAACAAGCGCCACAATTAACCGTTCCTTTGATGAACTAGAAGTTACCGCTATGGGCGACACAGCTCACAAGTTTGTTAAAGGCTTAGAAGCTAGCACTATTACTTTAGACTTTCTAAATGATGATGCAGCATCCGGAGCTGGTTCAGTACGTGCAACTTTGCAAGCTGCTTGGGGTACAACTGTGCCACTAACGCTAAAGCAAACAAGCGGAGCAGTCTCAACAACCAATCCGCTATATTCCACTACAGTTTTGGTAAACAACACTACCGACATCAATGGCGCCGTTGCCGATGAAAGTACCCAAAGTTTGACCTTTACTTGTAACTCACCAATCGTAATTACAACAGCATAATAAAAAAGAAAAGGGGCTAACACAATGGCACGACTCAAAATAACAAGGGCTGACGGTACGGTGTCTGAACATCAGATAACGCCAAAAATCGAGTGGGCCTTTGAGTTATATGCAAAAAAAGGCTTTCATAAAGCTTTTAGAGATGATGAAAAACAGAGCGATGTTTACTGGCTAGCACACGAGTGCCTTAGGTCAGCCGGCGTTGAAGTGCCTGTTTTTGGAGCGTTGTTTTTAGATACCTTAGCTAAGGTTGAGGTATTGGACGATGACCCTTCGCAATAGTGGGGCGCGGTAACTTTGGTTACCTCATCGCGCAGCTAGCCGTAGAAACAGGCATCGCGCCCCAGTATTTATTAGACCTAGACGATACGATGTTTAAGAATATCTTAAAGGTACTTAACGATAAAAGTAAGGAAATGCAAAATGCCAACAGAGCTAGAAGGAGCCGTACAACTTCGCGTAGCTCTTAAACGTTTTGCACCTGACCTATCTAAAGAAACTCAAACACAGATGGCAGCGGCGTTAAAAACCGTTACTACTGTGGCTAGAGGTTACGTGCCAAGTGACGGCGCTGTATTATCAGGCTGGACTAAAAACCTATCGGGTGCAGATAATTTTGCTTATCGGCCTTTTCCAAAGTTTAACTCGGTACAAGCCAAAGCCGGTATTACATATTCTACTTCACCATCTAAGCCTAATAAAAATGGCTTTGTAGCTTTGGCTCGTATTCTTAATAAGTCTGCAGCTGGAGCTATTTACGAAACTGCCGGGCGTAAAAATGCACAAGGCCAACCGAACTTTAAGCCTAAAAGCGTTGTTTATCGTACCGGTGGTAATGGCCCTGGAGATTTTCAGATTAACTATTATCAAGAAAAGGCTAGCGGCGAGCATAAAGGTTATAACAACTCACTCAACCCAAATGCTGGCAAGCAATTTATAGATAACCTCAACAGTACCGGCCAGCTAGTCAATGCTCGTCCCAAAGGTTTAGTAGGTAGCCCAGGGCGTAAATTAACTGGCCGTTTAATCTTTAGAGCCTGGGCTGAGGACAATGGCAGAGCTAACGCAGCTGTTATCAAGGCGTTAGAAAATGCCTCAAAAATGTTTTATGAAAACACAAGGAGAGCTGCCTAATGGCTACCGATTTAGTCGTAAATATAGCCAGTCAATTCTTAGGTAAGAAAGCTTTTGCAGATGCCGAAAAGGCAACCAAAAAACTTACAGGCAGCGTTAAAACTTTAGGCCGTACCTTAGGTGTATCTCTTAGTGCCGCGGCTGTATTGGCCTATGGCAAGGCATCGGTAAAAGCAGCTAGTGAAGATATTAAAGCTCAAAAATTATTAGCCAATAGCCTTAAAAATGTTGGTTTAGCTTATGCAACTGTTGACGTAGAAGGTTTTATATCTAAGATGCAGAGCCAAACTGGCATATTAGATGACCAGTTACGCCCGGCTTTTGCTAAGTTGGCTGGGGTTACTGGCTCAGTAGCCAAGACCGAGAAGCTTTTAGCTCTAGCCTTTGATGTATCAAGCGGCAGTAGTTTAGATTATTCTTCAACTGTTGACCTATTAAGCCAGGCTTATGTAGGCAATAAAAAAGCATTAAAGCAACTTGATTTAGGTTACACACAAACCGAGTTAGCAGCTATGTCTTTTGATGAGATTCAACAAATCTTAACAGAGCGCTTTGCTGGCTCAGGCAAGGCAGCTTTAGATACATACATAGGGCAGATGGACTTGCTCAAAGTTGCTACATCTAATGCCTCAGAGATTATTGGTACAAGCTTATTAGGGGCTATTGATTCACTTGCAGGTAATGACGGTATTGCCGCAGTAGGTACAGATATAGAAAATGCAGCTAAATCATTATCTAATTTTATAGATAGTGTTGTTTATCTAAAAGAGCAGATAGCCACTATTCCAGGCGCAGGCATAGTTAAAGGCGCTTTTGGCTTGGTTGGTAACTTATTGGGCCGCTTTAGCCCACAACGTGCAGCTGAGTTACTCAAAGAGATTAAAGGCCCACAGCCGTTTAGCCAGCCAATGACTTTGGCTAATCAAGATACAGGCAGAGCAAACCTTAAAGCTCAAAAAGCTGCCGAGGATGCCGCTATCAAGCGTAATAAAGAGCTTGCAAAACTTGCTGCAGCTCAGGCTAAGAGCGCGGCAGCTACCCTTAAAGCCAAGCAAGACCAGGCCAAACTAGATAAGGCTGCCTTAATGCTTGGCAAGGGCCAAGATGTATTTAACCTAGATGCTATTCAGATTCAGGCCGCACTTGCTGCTAAACAAGAAGAGCTTAATAAGTTAGGCGTAAACGCTACAGACCAACAAAAACTACAGATAGCCAACGACCTTGCACGTCTAACAGTCAAAGAAGATATTCTGAAATTAGAAGATGCTATAGCTAATAAAGATGTAGAAGCTGCCACACGTCTAGCCGCCAAACTTGATGCTGACTTAAAGGTATTGGGAGTTTTACAAGGCCAATCTGTTAAATTGACTGACATAAACTCTATTCTTGCCAGTTTTAAGCCAGTTGACCTTATTAACCAACAAAATCTAAATGATGCTTTAGACAAAATACGCCAAATGGCTTTACTGCTAGCCAACCTAGCCGCTGGCGGTACAGGCAATTTAAGCGGTAAATCAAATGCTACGAGTATTCCCGTGGGTGACTACGTTGCACCTATTGACAAGGCAACGGCTGCAGCTGCATCTTTAGGCGCTCTTAATGAGTATTGGGATGCCGCTACCGAGCGCGCCAATGCTATGGCAGATATTTTAGATGCAGAAAATAAAGCAAACCTAGCCGACTTACTAAGTGGGCCACTAGGAGCTTATGCCTCAGCCAATATGCCATCCTATGTAGGTGGGTCAGGCCGAGGCGCCGGAGCCGGAGAAGGCCAAGTACCTGCAGGCGTGATAATTGAAATAGTGGACAAAACAAGCGGCCTAATTGAAGTCGTACAAACTGCCGTACAGCAAAATAACCGTTACGGTAATAATTTAAGTTATGCCGGGGCGATATGAGTATCCCAGTAATTAACGCAGTCATTAACTTTAGTACTGGCCCTAGTTTTGCTCAGGCGATGATATTAGATAGCGGAATATTAGGAACAAATATTTTGGCAGATAGCGCCTCAGTTATTGTAGATGTATCTAATCAAGTTGATAAAATAGATACCAAGCGCGGACGTAATCCCCAGGCTGACCAATTCCAAACTGGCAGTTTATCTATGCGTATAGTGGACCAAAATGGAGATTTCAATCCCCAAAATGGTAGCTCACCGTACGCAGGACTTTTGACTCCTATGCGTAAAGTACAGATTACTGCCACTTATGGAGCTGTCACTTACCCTATTTTTGCTGGCTTTATTACTAGTTATACAACTACTACACCTAAAAATGCTACAGACGTGGTTTATACCACTATAGAAGCCGTAGATGCTTTTAGACTCGCACAAAATGCTCAGATAAGTACGGTAGCTGGTACCTCAGCGGGTCAGCTTAGCGGTGCAAGAATAAACGCTTTGTTAGATGCTATTAGCTGGCCAGCCACTATGCGCGATGTAGATGCAGGTTTAACCACAATGCAAGCTGACCCAGGCACAGCCCGTACAAGTTTGGCAGCTATGCAAACTGTAGAAACTAGCGAGTATGGCGCTTTGTATGTTGACCCAGCCGGCTCTTTTGTATTTCAAGATAGAGCCGTTACCGCAGGTAGTACAGGCAATACACCTGTGGTATTTAATGATGATGGAACAGATATTAACTATTTTAATGCGGTGTGGCGCCTTGACGATACGCTTGTTTACAACTCTGCCAGTATTACCCGTACGGGTGGTACTGCCCAGGTAGCCATAAACCAAGCCAGCATAGATAAATACTTCATCCACAGCTATAACCAACAAAATCTACTTATGCAGACCGATGCTGTGGCTTTAGATTATGCACGTGCATACGTGGCATCAAGAGCCGAGACTAGTATTAGATGCGATGCTATTCAGTTAGACCTATACACAGATAATTACACAGCCGGCACAGTTGCAGCTTTAGATTTAGATTATTTTGACCCGGTTACTATTACGACTAACCAACCTGGCGCTTCAACTCTTACAAAAACTTTACAGGTGTTTGGCGTGGCCCACAATATTACGCCCAACAGCTGGAAAACGACACTCACCACGCTAGAGCCAATTATTGACGGCCTGGTGTTAAACTCAACTATATACGGCTTGCTTGACAGCGGCGTATTGGCTTACTAAGGAGCAAGAAAATGGCAGCTGGATTAGGTTTTAAGACCTTTACTACTGGCGAGGTACTAACGGCAGCTGACACTAACGGCTACCTAATGCAAGGCGTATTGGTGTTTGCCTCAGCGGCAGCGCGAGATGCAGCTATCACCTCACCACAAGAGGGGCAGTTTGCTTATCTTAAAGATACAAACGTAACTACTTATTACACAGGTAGCGCTTGGGCTAATTTAGACACGACAGGTATGACTAACCCAATGACTACAACGGGTGACACTATTTATGCATCTAGCGGCTCAACACCCGCCCGTTTAGGTATTGGCTCTACAGGTCAGGTACTAACTGTTGCAGGTGGTATTCCGTCCTGGGCTACGCCTGCAGGCGGCGGTAAGGTTTTGCAAGTCATTATGGGTAGCACAAGTAGCCGTGCAACTAATAGCACTACTACTTATGCAGATAGTAATTTAACTGCCTCAATTACGCCAAGTTCTGCAAGTTCTAAAGTGTTAGTAATAGTGTCACAATGTGGTGTAAATCGTACAAACGGTAACTCTGGAAATGCGCTACTTTTGCAGTTACAACGTGGCGGTAGTTCTATTGCTCAGATTTCAAATGAAGGTATGCAAACAGATACAGCATTGAGACAAGGTGATTTCACCTACAACATTGCTTATTTAGACTCACCCGCGACAACTTCTGCAACGACTTACAAAACACAATTTAAAAATAGAGTGGCGGCAGCTACTATTTCAGTACAAGAAGCAAGCGAATTATCTACAATTATTTTAATGGAGATAGGTGCATAATGGCTAAAGGTTATGAAGTATTACAGATGCTTATTCCTAATGGTGGCTGGTATATTTCAGGAGACGAATATGAAGGCATCCAATTTTTAGACTGTGAGCCAATTACTAAGGCACAATTTACCGCTGGAGTTACACAGTATGAAGCCTGGAAAGCTCAACAAGATACACAAGCTCAGGCAGATAAAGCGGCATTATTAGCCAAGTTAGGCATAACTGTCAATGAAGCAAAGCTACTGCTAAGTTAAATGCAGACTAGTTACAACGGCTGGCCAGCATCTAAAGACCAGGCCGAGATAGGCATAAAGTCTTACAAGGTAGAGGGCACAAGTCTTAAACTGCGGTGCGCTGAAAAGGTAGCGCCGTTGTTAATTAACTTTGCTGAGGAGTTTAACGAATTAATAGAGCCGTTAGATGTAGGGGCCGATGACTGGGGCTATTGCTACCGTATGGTGCGAGGCACTACTGACAAACTTAGTAACCACAGTAGCGGCACAGCTATAGACCTTAACGCCTCTAAGCATCCTTTAGGCAAAGTTGGCACGTTTGAGGCTGGCAAGGTACCAATGATTAGAGCTTTAGCTAAAAAGTATGGCCTCACCTGGGGCGGAGATTACAAGAATCGTAAAGACGAGATGCACTTTGAGATAGCACTAAGCCCTGAAAAGGTCAGGGCGTTAATTACTAAGTTAGGATTAGATAATGCCAACTAGCGCACAGGTAACCGTAGGAGTAACTGCGACAGTATTAGTAGCTGCAACAGGTTTTGACCAAACCGTATGGCTGCATAACTCGGGCGGCGGTGTGGTTTATATTGGAGCCGCCAACGTCTCTACCACAAACGGCTATAAACTAGATAATGGCGATAAAATGGAGTTACCAGTAGGCGATAATGAGGGCCTTTACGGCGTTACCGCATCGGGCACTAACACGGTGTGCGTACTCAAACAAATCAACTAAGGGCAGAAAAGAGCTAATCAATGAACAAGAAAACAATTACGGCTGCCCTGTACTCCTATGGACGTGCCGCACTAGCTAGCGTAGCCGCGCTCTATATGTCAGGTATTACTGACCCTAAAGTATTGGCTAACGCCCTTGTAGCAAGTCTCATAGCCCCTATTCTTAAAGGCATTGACCCTAAAGAAAAGCAGTTTGGCTTAGGCGCTAAGTGATGTCTCAGGCCCAGTTGTATGTAGCGTTGTTATTGGGGATAGCAACGTTAGGTGGCCTAGCGGCTGGGCTTGTTCGCCATCTTGTTAAGTACTATTTATCTGAGTTACGCCCGGACGGTAACGGGGGCCATAATCTAAGGGGCCGAGTTGACCGCATAGAGCAGCGCGTTGACAAGATTTACGAAATGTTGCTAGAGGATAGACTTAGTAAATAGGGCGTGTCGTATTGCCTTTTGTCGGTGGGTGCAGTCATACTTTTACTACACACGCCGAGAGGGCTACTCGGATAAGTAGCGCATCGGCCTTAACAAAGGGCGAAAGATGAACAGTTTGGACTTTATAGTAGTTGGTATGTTGGCTCTATTTATGGGCCTATTTATTTATGCAGCTTATGAGATGGGCTACAAAGTCGGCTTAGGTGAAGGTTACCTACGTGGCCGTAACATCGCTAAGGCACTACGCGAGAGCGAGGCCGCTAAATGAGTAACTTTCTTGAAGGATACGAGGACGTTAACGCCAGGATTATCAGAGCGCGTAGCGAGTACCCCAGCCTTAGGCTAATTGCTTTTATTGAGGATATAGATATAACAAAAGGTTATATTTTAGTAAAGGCTGAAGCTTATAAAACATATGAAGATGAAAAGCCTAGCGCTGTAGATTATGCCTTTGAGATGCGTTCTGACCGGGGCGTAAATCTTCACTTTTGGGTAGAAAATGCAATTACAAGCGCTTATGGGCGCGTTATCGGCCTGCTGACACCTGGCGGTATTGCTCGCAGTACTAAACAGGATATGGAAAAAGTAGAGGCTTTATCAGCTGCCGATATTAGACCAGTCAGCGATGATTTATGGACTACTACACCTGTAGCACAGACCATAGAGGCAGTTAAAAATGAGCTGGGCGGTGTTTACCTACAAGGCAAACCGGAGTGCAAACACGGGGCACGCGTTTGGCGTACTGGTACTAGCGCTAAGACAGGTAAAGATTGGGGTAATTACAGCTGTATTGAAAAGAGCAAGGCCACACAATGCGAGCCGGTTTGGTATATGCAGACATCTACAGGATGGGCGCCTCAGGTATGACAAAAAAGCGCCTTATAAATATTCTTGTAATTACTCAATGCCTTTTAGGTATTTTAATGATTATATTGGTGACACGATGAGCGACCAATACGAGCTAATTAACCTGCAAGCTATGACTGGCAAACTATTTATAGAAGGTGAGCTAGCAGCTGAGTACAAGGTTGAACAATGCGATAAATGCGCGATGATTACCCAGTTAGACCAATTTGGCTATCAAAAATCAGACCCTAAAGAAAACATTATATGGTTCTGTAAGGGCTGCAGATGATAGAAAACGAGCAAGAGCTGTTTAACTATATTAAAGGTTGGTACCTGAGCGATTTAGAAAAGAGCGCTGACCAGTACGACTACCACGACTGCACTAGCACCATTTACAAGCTACATATAGAGCTTAAATGCAGGCATAAACACTATGACGAGCTTATCCTAGAGCGTGAGAAATACGAGGCCCTAACGCAACAGGCCGAGCGCCTGGGCTTTACGCCGTTTTACGTCAATGCCACACCTAAAGGCATCTATGCCTTTAACCTAAAGAAAACTAAAGTTACGTGGACGGTTAAAAAACTACCGGCTACAACAGAGTTTGACAGCCAGGGCCCGGTTGATAAAACCGTGGCCCTTTTGCCTATTGCTGAGGCGGTAAAACTATGAGTGAGTCAATACGCTTTGAGTGTCGCAGCTGTAAAAAGGTAACTGAGCAAATAGAGCGCATAGTTACCGATAACCTGCCGCCTAACGTAAAGGTTTTACAATGCAAGGTATGTAGCAAAATGAGCGTATGCCTATTGGTTAATTATGCCGATGTATGAGTATGAGTGCATAAGCTGCAGTATGCGCGTAGAGCTACAGCGTTCAGTACACGATGAGACCGAGCCGCTATGTTGTGGCGTGACTATGCGCCAAATCTACGGCTCAATAGGTGCCATATTTAGGGGCAAAGGTTGGGGCAAAGATGCTAAATAGTTATCCACAGGAGTTATCCACAGGCAATCAAAACCTGTGGACGACACGCAGGCGCTACGCTCAACTTATCCACATACTGGCTAGTAGGTTGACAGTACTGCTAGCATCACAACTCGCTGGCGAGCCGCTGAGGCGGATAGCTCGCAGGCGATGTTTGGTGCTTGTGGGCGTGCTTTGTGTAATGGGGATTACGCCAGCAAAAGCTAATGACCCAAACGTAGAGAGCTATAAACTATATGCTCATATGAAGCTACTTAATGATAAGCAATATAGATGCTTGGTAACGTTATGGCGTTTAGAGAGTAAGTGGAATCCTAAAGCTAAGAATCCTAAGAGTAGTGCGTTTGGCATACCTCAATTATTAAAGATGACTGAGACTAATCCTTATAAACAGATAGACTTAGGCATTAAATATATTACTCATCATAAGCTGTATAAAGGTGATATGTGTAAGGCGTTAGATAGGCATAAGAAAGTAGGGCATTACTAATGGCTAATCGTGGTGACCCCAGGCTAAAGCGCGCATATCGTGACGGCTTTCGCACCAAAATACTGCAGCGTGACGGGTTTGTATGCTTTTACTGTGGCCAAGATGCAGACCAGGTTGACCACGTAATCCCAATATCTAAAGCGCCTGAGCTAGTGGTTAGTCCTGACAACGCTGTTGCCTGTTGTAAGCGCTGTAACACACGCAAGGGTAATAGGTCACAGGGCGTTTTTTTAGCCAAGACTGCTAC